CAGCTGTGAGTTTGTCAACGCCGACTGCCTGGAATTTATCCGGTCGTTACCCGAAAATTCTGTTGACCTGATAGTCACGGACCCGCCGTACTTTAAAGTGAAGCCCGAGGGCTGGGATAACCAGTGGAAGGGCGACGATGATTACCTGAAGTGGCTGGACCAGTGTCTGGCGCAGTTCTGGCGGGTGCTGAAACCTGCCGGAAGTCTTTACCTGTTCTGTGGCCATCGCCTGGCATCTGATATCGAAATCATGATGCGTGAACGCTTCAGTGTGCTGAACCATATTATCTGGGCGAAGCCGTCCGGACGCTGGAACGGGTGCAACAAGGAAAGCCTGAGGGCGTATTTCCCCGCCACAGAGCGCATTCTGTTCGCGGAACATTATCAGGGGCCGTATCGTCCGAAAGATGCCGGGTATGAGGCGAAGGGCAGGGCACTGAAACAGCATGTGATGGCTCCGCTGATTTCTTACTTTCGTGATGCGCGTGCTGCCCTGGGGATAACGGCAAAACAGATAGTGGATGCCACAGGAAAGAAAAACATGGTGTCGCACTGGTTCAGTGCCAGTCAGTGGCAGCTACCGAACGAAAGCGATTATCTGAAATTACAGGCGCTGTTTGCCCGGGTGGCAGAAGAGAAGCATCAGCGGGGTGAACTGGAGAAGCCCCACCACCAGCTGCTGGAGACGTATACTTCACTGAACCGGCAGTATGCGGAACTACAGAGTGAATATAAGCATCTGCGGCGGTATTTTGGCGTGACGGCGCAGGTGCCGTACACGGATGTGTGGACGCATAAACCGGTGCAGTACTATCCCGGGAAACATCCGTGCGAAAAACCGGCAGAAATGCTGCAGCAGATAATCAGTGCGAGCAGTCGTCCGGGTGACCTGGTTGCAGATTTCTTCATGGGGTCGGGTTCGACAGTCAAAGCCGCGATGGCGCTGGGGCGTCGTGCAACTGGCGTTGAGCTGGAGACTGAACGTTTTGAGCAGACGGTCAGGGAAGTACAGGATTTAGTCAGTCAGAACGGATGATATTGCAGAATTAACCGGGTATCAGGTACGCCCCGAAAATTTTAAATGTCTCACAATTCAGACGGTTGACAGTTGTCTGGTTTGCGGGGAGTTTGTTAAAAGAAACTGGCATGGTGAATCCCCCTGAGCGGAGGGGCATATCAGCGCAGGTGTTTCTACTCTATCCTTTCTGTGCGGGTTCAGGTGCTGATACTGAACTCACCGGGAGGCACCCGGCACCATGCATATGGTTAACAGACACGTAGCGAAGCCCCTCTCCGGAGGGGCTTTTTTTATGGGCAAAAAAAGCCCGCGCTGGGAGACGCGGGCGGCAAGGAATAAACAACAAAACGTGAAGTAATATTTCAGCTGGCGAATAATACCCCATGGTAATCACTCTGCGCAACTGCGCGGCCTTTTTCGAATTGCGGGCTGTAAGTCTCCCTTCTGCCATTGTCCTGTAACTTCCGGACTTCAGCCCGCTCTTTATCTGATTCAGTACACTATCCCGGCCGGGAGGATTCATGACATTTAAACATTACGATGTGGTCAGGGCGGCATCGCCGTCAGACCTTGCTGATGCACTTGCGCAAAAAATTCGTGAAGGATGGCAACCATACGGTGGGCCGTTTTCTTCGTATACGGATGATGGCGCAGCACTTATTCAGGCGATTGTCGCAGAAGGTGATGTGAGCACACCTGTTGTGGTGAAGCCGACAGGTGGAGAAGGTGCAGTAATCAGTGCCACCAGCGACCCGGAGTATTACTTTGTTGTGGTTCTGGCAGGGCAGTCAAACGGCATGTCGTATGGTGAAGGTCTTCCGCTGCCGGAGACATATGACCGTCCGGACCCGCGTATTAAGCAGCTGGCGCGCCGCAGTACGGTGACACCGGGCGGTGCAGCATGCAAATATAACGACATCATTCCGGCGGACCATTGTCTGCATGATGTGCAGGACATGAGCCGCCTTAACCATCCGAAAGCGGACCTGTCAAAGGGGCAGTACGGAACCGTGGGGCAGGGGCTGCATATCGCCAAAAAACTGCTGCCGTTTATACCGGCGAATGCGGGCATTCTGCTGGTTCCGTGCTGTCGTGGTGGTTCAGCGTTCACCACCGGAGCTGATGGCACATACAGTGACGCGAGTGGTGCTTCGGAGAATTCAACCCGCTGGGGTGTGGACAAGCCGCTGTATAAGGACCTTATCGGTCGAACAAAAGCAGCACTGAAGAAGAATCCGAAAAATGTGCTGTTTGCCGTGGTGTGGATGCAGGGGGAATTTGATTTTGGCGGTACGCCGGCAAATCACGCAGCACAGTTTGGTGCGCTGGTTGATAAATTCCGTGCAGACCTGGCGGATATGGCAGGTCAGTGCGTCGGTGGCTCTGCTGGCGGTGTTCCCTGGATATGTGGAGATACGACGTATTTCTGGAAGCAGAAGAACGAATCCACGTACCAGACGGTGTACGGCAGCTATAAAAACAAAACGGAAAAGAATATCCATTTCGTACCGTTCATGACCGATGAGAACGGGGTGAATGTGCCGACGAACAAACCGGAAGAAGACCCGGACATTCCGGGTATCGGATATTACGGTTCGAAATGGCGTGACAGCTCAGCCACCTGGACGTCACAGGACAGGGCGAGCCATTTCAGCGCCTGGGCACGCCGTGGGATTATTTCCGACCGTCTGGCAACGGCGATTTTGCGCCATGCGGGAAGAGTGGCGCTAAACGCGGGGGCATCATCGACAGTATCAGAGGTGCGCCCTTCATCGCCTTCCGGTGCAGAAGCCACAGGCGTCACAACACTGCTCTCTTACCTTGCCAGCGAGTCAGAGGGAAGCCTGAAAGTACAGGGATGGTCAGCCAGTGGCGGCAGGGCAGAAGTGGTCAGCGATGCGGAGGGAACCGGAGGTAAGGCAGTGAAGCTGACCAAGGAGGCCGGTAAAAGCAGCTGGGTGCTGGAGTACGCCGCGGGCAACGGTGCGGCTCTGTTACAGAAAGGGGGGCAGATTCGCTGCCGCTTTAAGGTTTCGGGAGCGCTGGCTGCGAACCAGTATGTTATGGCGTTTTACTGGCCGGTCTCTTCACTGCCACAGGGCGTTGCCCTGACCGGAGACGGGGGGAATAACCTGCTGGCAGCGTTCTACATCCAGACAGATGCAAAAGACCTGAATGTGATGTACCACAATGCGAAAGTGGCGACAAACAACCTGAAACTGGGAAGCTTTGGCGCATTTGATAACGAATGGCATACGCTGGCTTTCCGCTTTGCCGGGAATAACAGCCTTCAGGTGACGCCGGTTATTGATGGTCAGGATGGCACACCGTTCACGCTGACGCAGTCACCGGTCAGTGCATTTGCGGCGGATAAACTGCATGTGACAGACATTACCAGGAATGCGACTTACCCGGTACTGATAGACAGCATTGTGGTGGAAGTGAACAGCACAGACACTGCGGCATGATAAAAAAACCGCCAGCGACAGGAATGGACGCTGGCGGTGGTGATACCTATGGAGAAAAAATAAAGGAACGATACTTTCGTACTCTGGTTTTTTAATGAAAACAGTTCTTATTGTCAACAATAACGGAAAGAAATTATGACATTTCTGAACCAGTTAATGCTGTACTTCTGTACGGTGGTCTGTGTGCTGTATCTCCTTTCGGGTGGATACCGGGCCATGCGTGACGTCTGGCGCAGACAGATTGACAAAAGGGCCGCTGAGAAAATCAGCGCCAGTCAGTCAGCCGGAAGCAAACCCGAAGAGCCGCTCATTTAGCGGCAACTTTCTTAATCACATCTTTCGACGAGAAAATCCCATGTCAGAAATTACATCCCTGGTCACTGCTGAAGCAGTGAAGGAAGTCCTGCGCTCTGAAGAAGTCCGGAGCGCACTGAAACAGAAACTTCGCCATAACCTGGAAGCGCGTCTTGATGCAGAAGTGGATGCCATTCTGGATGAACTGCTGGGCGCACCGGCAGCTCCGGAGCCGGAAGGCATCGCGGGTGAGGGGAGTGCTTCAGATAGCGGTGACCCCACACCGGACAGCGACATGATGATGTAAGCATGCGTCAGGGACCATCGGTGTGTGCCGGTGGTCTTTTTTATTGTTGTGAGCTTCCGGATTGCGGGAGGCGGGGTATGAACCAGATGGAAAAAATCACAACAGGTGTGTCATACACCACGTCAGCGGTGGGAACGGGCTACTGGTTCCTGCAGTTGCTGGACAGGGTTTCCCCGTCTCAGTGGGCGGCAATAGGCGTGCTGGGGAGTCTGCTGTTTGGGCTGCTGACATATCTGACGAACCTGTATTTCAAGATTAAAGAAGACCGGCGTAAGGCGGCACGGGGAGAGTAAGCTGATGAGCAGGAAACTCCGCTATGGTTTATCGGCTGCCGTTCTGGCGCTGATTGCC